GAAGAATACGATATAAAAATGAAGACGCATCATGTCCAGGACTAAACAAAAATTAGAGATCTTCAAAGAGATGCTTCTCAAAGTCGCAGATCTCTCCGTTTCATCGACGAAAAAAGTCGGTTGCATGGCTCTTAGAAAAGATTTTAGTAAAATAGCGAGCTTCGGATATAACGGATCGTATGCTGGTGCTGAAATCAACCCAGAGACCGGAACTGAAGAAGAGAGCTTAGAACCTGGAAAATCAGGCTTCATTCACGCTGAGATCAACATGATAGCCAAATTCAAAGAGAACGACCCAGACAACTACATCATTCTTTTGACTCTTTCTCCTTGTGATATGTGCACTAAAGTCTTGGTCAATGCAGGCTTCAAACATGTCTATTGGATCGAAAATTATCGAGAACTCAGCCATCTTAAAATTTTTAACCGCTCTGGAGTTACATGTGGTGACTTCGATAACCTTTTGTCAGATTACGAAAGATCTTTTCAGCGCTTTAGATAAATAAAGCAAAGAAGATCTTCTAATTGTATCTTGAAGCAATTTCCTATAAACTGGGGCTCAATTTTATTTACGACCTACAATCGATAGGCGTGGTTCCTACTGACATCAGTATGGATTTTTACTGGGTGAATTCTGCCGGATACGGCTTTTCCCCAGGTATGCACACCAAGAGGAGATTCACAACCTTCGCTTCTGCTAAATCTTATTTTAATAACACATACCCGACTTACATTACCAGCGATATGTCTGGGAGCAGCGTCGGTGTAGAATATGTGGCTGGCACTCTTCAAATTTTTAATTTTTCAGCCACTATCAGGATCATCGATATCCTCAATGGATTCACGGTGAACTATACTTTCCCAGCTGACGTGCAGAGAACTGCTGAAATAGACAGAAGCATTGACTTCCACAGGCAGTCTGTTACGAGTTTGATAAATAGTTACAAGAGCGAGTACAACCCGTTTGTCCAGCTCTTTCCGACGGTGTTCGCTTTCATTTATTCAGACCCAGGTTATTTTAATCTGACTGAACTCTTGGAAGCTAGAAGACAGACGATAATGAATAAAAGCATCTAAAATAGATGAATCTCCAAGAATATATCAAGTTTCGAACCGAGCTAGGGCGTGAGCTCTTCAACTCTGAAGTCGATGACAACTTTAAGATGGTCTCTAACCCTTGGTCAGAGACCCGTCAGTATGTCGAAGGCAATATCGTCTACAAAGAAATTGTCTACAACACCGCAGGTGATTCTTATCTGGGTTGGTTCAGGGCTAACACCACAACCACAGTAGGGACTTTCTACTATGGCGTCCCAGGGAACCCAGATCAATGGGATCCTATCGGAGGGGCGTCAGGTACTGGTGGAGGCGGAATCCCAGGAACATCTGGAACTTCAGGTCGTTCCGGTTCTAGTGGAACGTCAGGAACTGACGGCACTAGTGGTTCATCAGGAACGAGCGGTACTTCAGGTAGCAATGGGACATCTGGAACTTCCGGAACATCTGGAACTAGTGGTATCAACGGAACATCTGGAACTAGTGGTATCAACGGAACTTCTGGATCTAGTGGAACAAATGGCACTAGCGGAACAGCAGGCTCTAGCGGATCTGCAGGAACCAGCGGCAACGGAACGAGCGGTACTTCAGGAACTGAAGGCACTAGCGGTACTTCCGGCAATAACGGTTCAAGCGGAACTAGTGGAACTGAAGGTACTAGCGGAAGCAGTGGTCAGTCTGGAACAAATGGAACAAGTGGAACGAGCGGACAGACTGGAACTAGTGGAACATCTGGAACTTCCGGTGTCAGTATTGCAGGAAGTTCAGGAACTAGCGGTTCTTCAGGAACGAGCGGAGTAGATGGAACAAGCGGAACTTCAGGCGTAAATGGAACAAGTGGAACTTCAGGAATAAACGGTTCTTCAGGAACTAGTGGATTTGGAACAGATGGAACTAGTGGAACATCTGGAGATGGAACTTCTGGTTCTAGCGGAACTTCAGGAGATGGAACTTCTGGTTCTAGCGGAACTGCAGGAACTAGTGGAACTTCAGGTGTAAATGGAACGAGTGGAACCTCAGGTAATGACGGTTCTTCAGGCACGAGCGGAGTCGGTACAGATGGAACTTCTGGAACCTCAGGTAACGACGGTTCTTCAGGCACGAGCGGAGTCGGAACAGACGGCACTAGTGGAACTTCAGGTGATGACGGTTCTTCAGGAACATCAGGAACGAGCGGAGTCGGTACAGATGGAACTAGCGGTTCTTCAGGAACGAGCGGAGTCGGTACAGATGGAACTAGCGGTTCTTCAGGAACCTCAGGAAACGGTACTTCAGGAACCAGTGGTACATCGGGCGATGCTGGAACTAGCGGTACTTCAGGAATAAACGGTTCTTCAGGAACCAGCGGAGTCGGTACAGACGGAACTAGCGGTTCTTCAGGAACGAGCGGAGTCGGAACTTCAGGTACTAGCGGAACTTCAGGTGATGCTGGAACGAGTGGAACTTCAGGAGATGACGGAACCAGCGGAACCAGCGGAGAAAATGGGTCTTCTGGTACTTCAGGAACCAGCGGAGTCGGTACAGATGGAACTAGTGGTTCTTCAGGCACGAGCGGAGTCGGTACTTCAGGAACTAGTGGTACATCAGGTGATGATGGTACTTCAGGAACCAGCGGAACATCAGGCGATGATGGTACTAGTGGAACTTCAGGTGCTGATGGATCTTCAGGCACCAGCGGTGAATCTGGTACAGATGGAACAAGCGGAACAAGCGGTGAATCTGGTACAGATGGAACAAGCGGAACTTCAGGTTCTGATGGAACTAGCGGAACTTCTGGTTCTGATGGAACTTCAGGTTCTGATGGAACTAGCGGAACTTCTGGTTCTGATGGAACTTCTGGATCTTCAGGGACGAGCGGAACTTCTGGTTCTGATGGAACTTCTGGATCTTCAGGGACAGCTGGAACTTCCGGTTCTGATGGAACTTCTGGATCTTCAGGGACAGCTGGAACTAGCGGATCTTCAGGTGTCAGCGGCGCATTGGCTGGAAAATGGACATTCAATGGAGCTGCAGTACCTCCATCTTCAGGTAGTTTTAGCGCTAATGGCGTCACATTCGATTCTCTAACTACAACACAAATCAACTATACGTCCGTCGTACCTAATGCAAGTTGGTACAATTTCTTCAGTTCATTAGTAACTCATAACGCGTCTGGAGGATCTTGGTATCTCAGAATAGAGAGACCTACAGATCCTACAGCTTTTGGTTTATATTTAGTATCTGCCTCTTCTTTAGGTGGAACCGCTTTGGTTATCTCTTCATTGACTTTAGTTGATGGTACGTCCACGGCTTTACAGCAGACTGCACTATACGTTCTCTCTTTCCAGCAGAAAGCTATTTCCGGAACTTCAGGTTCTAGTGGAACAGCAGGAACATCCGGTTCTAGCGGAACAGCAGGAACTTCAGGCGAATCTGGTACTAGCGGTTCAAGCGGAACTTCAGGAGCTTCAGGATCAAGCGGAACAGCAGGAACTTCAGGCGAATCTGGTACTAGCGGTTCAAGCGGAACTTCAGGAACTTCAGGCGAATCTGGTACTAGCGGTTCAAGCGGAACAGCAGGAACTTCAGGATCAAGCGGAACAGCAGGAACGTCCGGTTCTTCAGGCACTGCTGGAACGTCCGGTTCTTCAGGCACTGCTGGAACAAGTGGCTTGAGTTCTCTCTACATTGGTCAGAGCTCAGATAACATAAATCTTTCTTCTTTAACTATCGGTGGCACCGTCAATCTGACAGTGACAACCGGTCTTTCTTATACGTTAGCTCAAGGCGTTCTTGTAGCACATGACGTTAATAACTCTTTTACAGGTGACGTTATTAGCTATAATCCTAGCACTGGAGCTCTATCCTTGGAAGTTACAGCAATTTATGGATCTGGTTCTTATACTTCTTGGACTTCTAATTTGGAAGGAGCTGCAGGCGGATCAGGCTCTAGCGGTACTTCAGGAACTTCGGGCTCTAGCGGAACAGCTGGAACTAGCGGTTCTTCAGGAACAAGCGGTGAGTCTGGAACCAGCGGTTCTTCAGGAACTTCGGGCTCTAGCGGAACGAGCGGTGAATCTGGAACCGGAGGTTCTTCAGGAACTTCGGGATCTAGCGGAACAAGCGGTGAATCTGGAACTGGAGGTTCTTCAGGAACAAGTGGTGAATCTGGTTCTAGCGGAACTTCAGGCGAATCTGGAACCAGCGGTTCTTCAGGAACTTCAGGATCTAGTGGAACTGCGGGATCTAGTGGAACTTCAGGAACTACGCCTAATATATGCGTAACTTCTAGCGATAGCATCGCTCTTTCTGGAAGTGTTTGTAGCAATTACAATCTATCTGGAACTTCTCCAGGAGGCACCACGGGATACTACATGTATCCTTCGCAGACGCTCAATTATTCTACGTTCAATGGCAACATCACTGTTCAGTGGTATGCTTATGACGTCCCTAACAGATTCACTATTAGAAACTCTTCGTCTACTATAGTTTGGACAAGTGGCTGGGTAGGAAATGCATCGTATGCTGGACCATGGGGTTCTTCTATCGCAACTGCTAATACAGGAACAGCAACGGTAGCTGTTAACAACGATACTTATACTCTTCAAATTGAGACTTCTATCGATAGCACTTCCGATGCATGGGCTCTAGATACGATATGCCAAGGCGGAGGATCTTCTCAGAAGACTATAAACATTGTAGGTGATACTTGCTGGGTAGCAGGCCAACATATCATCATATCTTATAATTCTAGCAATTATTTGATCGGTACAGTTATTAGTTCTACTTCTAGCACTATAACTTACAATACTGAGGAAATAGTCGGTTCAGGAACATATAACTCTTGGTCGATAGCAGCATCAGGTGAACCTGGCGCAGACGGTCTAAATGGATCATCAGGAACCAGCGGATCGTCTGGAACTAACGGTACTTCAGGTGCTTCAGGATCTTCTGGGACTAGCGGATCAAGCGGAACTAGTGGATCTGATGGAACTTCAGGTTCTAGCGGAACTTCAGGAACCAGCGGCTCTAGCGGAACTTCTGGCTCAGATGGTTCTTCTGGTACTAGTGGCTCTAGCGGAACTTCAGGATCTAGCGGAACATCAGGAACCAGCGGAGAGTCGGGAACTTCAGGTTCAAGCGGAACTTCGGGAACTTCAGGTTCAAGCGGAACTTCAGGAACTTCAGGCTCGGACGGAACTTCAGGCTCCAGTGGAACTAGTGGTTCTAGCGGAACTTCAGGTTTTGATGGGACTAGCGGTTCAAGTGGAACTTCAGGTTCTAGCGGAACATCTGGATCTAGCGGGACCGGTGGATCTTCTGGTACATCTGGCACGGGAGGAACTAGCGGTTCATCAGGTTCTTCTGGAGAAAATGGTATATCAGGAGGGCAGAACTTATTCTTCAATCAGTCGGTTTCACAAGGCGTAAGCACATACAAAGAACTAGGTGAATTTACAGATGGAGCAGCTCAAAGCACTGTCGCGGTGAATTTGACTGCGAATCAGCAAGATGTTTTAGTAGGCGGTGGATTCATCACAGACCCTGGAGTTCCAGGAATTCCGGTAATACCTAACGGCTTGTGGCACGCATATCTTTATTTTACCAAAGCCGCAGTAAACGATAATTTAACTGTTTATTACGTAGTTTCGAGTTATACTACAGGAGGAACGAAGACGACATTATTCACATCAGACGTAACTCCGATAGGATGGGATCAGAACAACACGAATCCTGTTGAGATAAAAATAAATTCAGTAGCAACGACGGCTGTATTGGCTACTTCAGACAGAATCATAGTCGATCTGTACGTTAACAATAATGATAATGCTCTTAGAACGGTAACCTTCTATACAGAAGGAACCTTACACTATTCGTATATAGTAACCACGTTAGCAACACCGGCTGGTACGTCGGGAAGCTCTGGAACTAGCGGATCTTCAGGCACTTCAGGCTCCAGTGGTACAAGCGGAACTTCAGGATCTAGTGGAACATCTGGAATTTCAGGTTCTAGCGGAACTTCGGGTTCTGATGGGACTAGCGGTTCTAGCGGAACGGCTGGAACTTCAGGCAGCAGTGGAACATCGGGTTCTGATGGGACTAGCGGTTCTAGTGGAACATCTGGAACTTCAGGCAGCAGTGGAACATCAGGATCTAGTGGAACATCTGGAACTTCAGGATCTAGTGGTACAGCAGGAACTAGCGGATCTGAAGGAACATCTGGTTCTAGCGGAACAGCAGGAACTTCAGGTTCTAGCGGTGCGGCAGGAACCAGTGGACAGAGCGCATACGGTGCCTTAACTGGAAAATGGGTCTATAAGCAAGACAATAATCCCTTAACAACTGGTCAATTTGCGGCTTCACCTGGTAACCAGACACCGATGCCGATAGCAAACATAACAGCTCTAGGTGTTTATGCGGTAGATTCGAACGGTACTTCATGGACTACAGTGTTAGAGTATTTGATCAATGCACCGGGTGGCGGCAGCGGAACAGGTGACAATGTTTATGTTCAGATAGTAAAAGCGAGCAACCCAGCAGTTTACGGACTATTTAATGCCAATTATATTTTAAGTACCACAAATGAACTTACTCTTGGTAGACCTGGCGGTGGTACTTGGCTAGTTTCAGCTAGCGGTAGTTTATCAGTAGGCGACGAATGCTTCATCTCATTTGAAAAAGCTGCTATCAATGGAACTTCAGGTTCTAGCGGAACTAGCGGAACTTCAGGTTCTAGCGGAACGTCTGGATCTAGCGGAACTTCAGGTTCTAGCGGAACGTCTGGATCTAGCGGAACTAGCGGAACTTCAGGTTCTAGCGGAACGTCTGGATCTAGCGGAACTAGTGGAACTTCAGGTTCAAGCGGAACTAGTGGAACATCAGGAACTAGTGGATCTGCAGGAACTTCTGGTACATCAGGTTCCAGTGGAACTTCAGGTTCAAGCGGAACTGCAGGAACTTCGGGCTCTAGCGGAACTGCAGGAACTTCGGGCTCTAGCGGAACTGCAGGAACTAGTGGAACTTCTGGTTCAAGTGGAACTTCGGGAACTTCGGGCTCTAGCGGAACTGCAGGAACTTCGGGCTCTAGCGGAACTGCAGGAACTAGTGGAACTTCTGGTTCAAGTGGAACTTCGGGAACTAGTGGATCTGCAGGAACATCAGGTTCAAGCGGAACTGCAGGAACTAGTGGAACTTCGGGTTCAAGCGGAACTGCAGGAACTAGTGGAACTTCGGGTTCAAGCGGAACTGCAGGAACTAGTGGAACTTCGGGTTCAAGCGGAACTGCAGGAACTAGTGGATCTGCAGGAACATCAGGTTCTAGTGGAACAGCAGGAACCAGTGGAACTTCGGGTTCAAGCGGAACAGCAGGAACTTCCGGTTCTAGCGGAACAGCAGGAACCAGTGGAACTAGCGTATCAGTAAGTGGAACTTCCGGTTACATCGTTAAGTTTACAGGATCTACTACTATAGGTACTACGCAGACTCCTATCTTTGAAGGCCTGAACGGAACTAGCCAAGTCATAACAGTAGGTGGTACTTCTCAGCAAGGTGCCCGTTTGAACATCATTGCAACCAGCGCAACAGATATCATACACGGTTTCGATAACAACTTGAACCAAATGTTCATGGTTGAGAATGCTGGTAGTTTGTACAATGGACTTCTTTCACAGGAACAGCCTTCATTCGGAATAGTCAATAGATCCTTCTTTGGTAACTTCTCAGTCGCAAGCGTTAATAGACTTACTTTAACAGAATATGTGTTGAGCAACATTACAGCTAACGCAACTCCTACTCTGCTTAAAATAGACGGCAGCACTACAAGCATACCTACAACGACCGCTATCCAAGGTGTAGTAGGATTTTCAATAGATGTGGCAGCTGCAAATTCAGCGGGAACGCTGGGATGGTATCACAGATTTACCGGAGCTATAAGAATAGCTTCTAGTACGGGAGCAGTGATTGACGCTATCACCGAAGAAGTTATCGCTGAAGATACATCTGCAAGCACATGGACTGCAACAGTTGCAGTTAACAATGCTACAGGTTATCCGAGATTAACGGTAACTGTTACAGGTGCAGCAAGCACCAGTATCTACTGGTCAGCCAACGCGAGACTCAATGTTCTCGGTTTTGGCGGTCTTCCTTAATAGTTTTGAAACTTTCTATCTAGCTCATCTATAAGACTTATGGGTGAGCTAGTTCAATATGAAAACAGATATTACCAATGGGTCAAGGGTGATTACACTGGTAGAATAGAAACTGTACAAGATAATTTAGACGAAAATGGTCTAAATTTTGTAGTCTTTGAATCAGGGAAAAGAATAAACGCAGACCTCCTGTTAGAATATCTCATAGAGGTTCCTGAACATCAGGCAAAGATCGCAGAAGAATCTGCAATTGAACAAGCGCCTCAATTTACACCGGCTCCTGCGTATACAGCGCCTCCGGTCAAAGAAGTTTTACAGAGTCCAGTTATGCGTCTCTTAATGGCACAAAAAAATAGAGAAGCTGAAGAGCTGGAGATTTCATTTTCTGTTAAAGTGCCTAAGAAAGAGATGATAGAAGTTCTCAAGTCTTCTTTCGGAGACGAGATATACGAAGATTTGTATCAATACATAATTGATCAACTAGACGATTCTTCGATCAAAGAAGCTGTAAAAAACAAAACAAAAAAATTCATCACTGAATACTATGAGTCAAACTCCTAATCGCAAACAGAGAAGATCTTACATGAAAGCTGCAGGTATCCTCAGAGCTAAGAGAGATCTCCCATTCAACGAATGGTGTCAATTTACTTCTGAGAATATAAAGAAGGGCAGAGAGATCCACTCTCAGAACATGGAATTTTACGACAAACAAGTCTACGAACAATTACAACAGAAAGAAAACTCGATGGTCAAATTCTGGCAAGAATTAGGTTACGAGAAAGAGAAAATAGATAAATTCCTCGATGAATGGCATACCACCATTTTCAGAAACAGAGACAGAAAGGCTCAAGCCTAAACACAGATCAGATTGGATGGAGTTTTACTGCGTGTACGCCAAGGATGCACTTGCGATAAAAAAGTACCTTGGTAGAGTAAACGCTAAGGCGATTAAAATCAGCTACATTGACATCTATAATAAGCTGACGAAGAATGATGTCTATCTCAGTGAGCCCAACGAAATGGTAGTCTATTCCAAAGTCTATGCTCTTCTTCAGAAAACTCTTCTCGTAGATTGTAACGAAGAAACTAAAGTCTATTATGTGATCAGTGATCTGGATAAAGAAATGATCAAAGGTCTTAGATCAATGATCAAAGATTTTTACAAACAGCCTTTCACTTTTATTTTAGTCTCTAGAGATCAAGATCTCGAAAAAGGCTACAATTCTCTCTTTCACGATGTCAAGACTTTTTCATGAAACAGCCAAAGACTTACAGAATAGGGAGAACCATCTACTGCATACTCGTCTCTTCTAGTCACCCCAACACTCTGATACCCGTTCGAGGTATAGTGAAAGAAGTCAAGTGGGACGCTCACAACCCTTCATATCTGATTAAGATTGTGGGGTTCTATGACACCTTACATTACATCAAAACTCACTTCTTCGACATGACTTTTTTCCGAGACATTGATAAGAAGATTAGAGCTACTCGGATTAAAGATGAGGATTTTAAGAGCTTAGAAGAGATCATTGAGAGGTTTAACAAAGCCGATGAAGCCAGATTCTACGTTCACGTAGATTCAGTAATGACGTCCCCTACAAAAAAGAATCTTGAAGAACTCTTCAGCGATGTTGTTTTCTTTTTGATCAGCCGCTGGTTTTCAGAGATCAAAAGAAACTCAGTACGCCCTTTCTACAAAGGTTGTTTCAGTCTAGGTTCCCAAAAAGAATTCAACAGAAATTTAGAAATAGGTTTTGGTGATCTCATTAGAAGAGCAGGGATCGAACCGAGGCTTTGGCTGGATTCTATCTAAGATTATTAGAATATATAGACCAAATAAGTCTCGCTTTGGGAAATTACCAGACTACTCCTACGAGCTATACTCGTAAATCTCTGTCCCTCTCCAACTTAGTCTATGACGCTCCTCGGACAGGACTGTCCAGCATGTTCACTGCGATATCTAACTATGCTCAGAACAACACGACAGTCAACGATGTAAATGCTAGATTAATGACTAAGTACGGCGGAGTAGATCGTCCAGATCCGACAGAAGCACCGAAACCGTCTTGGAACAAGGGTCTTCCTGAAGCCATCATCAACGATTATTCGCTATTACAGTATAGAGGACCTTACCTTTCACCAGGAGTCAGCGGAAAGGAATTAGCAGCAGCCTACAGCGATTATTTTTCTCAATCTGCAGGCGGCGGCAAGTTAGTACCTCCACAGTTCTTAGGCAATCCTACAGCTAGACAGATCATCAATTTTTTCGCTGATGATAGAAATAATGCTAGAGCGTCTTTCAGCCCTTCAGATTTCATCTATTGTAAATACTATCAAAAGATTCCGAACAATCAGATGATAATTCTTAGAAGATTCGCTAACCCTGTCAGTGATAACATCTACAACGGACAGAGGCTCTATCTAAAAACAAAAGATGCTAGCGCTGGAGCAACAACCGGTGATCAGCCTGCTGATAAAGTTTCCGTACAGGGTAAAAATGTCGATATTTATGTCTCTGACGAGAATCTTAGAAATAGAATTAACAACGTTCTAACTTCTCAACAAGGTGCCGATGGTTTAGACGAAGAGATCAAGAGCTTGATAGAGATGCAGCAGTCAGTCAATGAAAAGAAAGGCTCTGCAGTCTCAGATCCTTCTGGAGCTCCAGAAGGAATAGGTCTCGCTTCTCTATCTCAACCTGACATTGCTCGAGCAATTACGTATTTTGGAGAATCTACTGGTAACAAGCTTGAAGAAATTCTAAAGATCACATACGGACTTACCTGGAAGACTCAGACTGCTGATATTTATGATCAGAGCGTCGCAGGGAGAACAACCTCGGCGGAGAGCACTCCTCTCTATCAAAAAATGGGAAAATTCCAATTCTTAGCTGACGCTTTAGTAGGAAACTCACCACAAGGAAAATTAGCAGCCAGAATTTCACGAGAAACTGGAGCTAATAGCATAGATTACGTTGGAACTACTATGAAAAACTACGTCATAGGTCCGGTCAACGTGATCAATAAAAATACGATCCAAGACAGAGGTTTGAATTTCGAACAGAAGATGACCATAGTCTTCGAATATGAACTGAGATCTTTCAACATGATCAATCCTAGAGTAGCTATGATGGACATCATGGCCAACCTCTTGGTACTCACTTACAATAGAGCTAATTTCTGGGGTGGAGCTCATCGCTTCTATGGATCCAGCGGCTATAACGCGGAGCCTTTCGGTGACTACAGCAAACTTCAAAAAGGTGATTATATGGGTTTCTTTAACAGCGTAAAAGGGACCCTCCAGAAGAAACTTTCTAATGATTTCGGTATTTCTGTCAAAGATGGAAAAATATCTCCAGCTAACGGAGACTGGGCTAAAACGTTTTTGAACGGAGCAGCTAAGATATTGAACCAGTTCATGGGTAACTTCCTGGGAGACTTAGCAACCAGTGCATTCGGTACTGGTCCTGCTCCTTTGGCTCTGCCTGCTTTGGTCAGTGGTGCTCCACACGGTGAATGGCACTTAACTTTAGGCAATCCGATCTATCCTATTGCGATGATTGGTAACCTTCATTTGGAAACTTCGACATTGTCTTTCGTAGGACCTCTTGGAAAAGATGACTTTCCATCAGGATTAAAACTTGAAGTCACACTCTTCCACGGAAAACCTAGAGACAGGGACGACTTTGAATCTATGTTCAACGGTGGAACCGGTCGACTTTATGCTACTGGAAAATCATATGACCCTCAGAAAAGTACACCTACGAGCACAGCTTCATCGGGAGCTCCTTCTAATAAGCAGACCTCTCAAGGCAATTCTCCTCAGAGAGGTGGAAATGCCGGAAACACTTCTGCTCAAGCTCTAAAGAATTTCGCTAGTGGCGCAGGATCTGCACAAGATCTACAAGTTCTTCAGAATGCTGCTTCTCAACAGCTTTTGAAAGCATCAGTCAACATACAACAGAATCTCAACAATGGCAAGAGTAAAGCCATAAACGCTTACGCTAGATACCAACCTTCAGTTCAACAGTCGAATGAGGCTGCTTTACAGGCGTTGGATAACGTAAGATTAAATGTAAGTAGCTAATGGAAATTAAGAGTCTGCAATATAAGAATGAAGCAGTTGACGCTCAGGGTAATATCTACTTTGATCTATCTCAAGCTTCTTTTGATTTCAAAGATAATGATCCAGGTACGATCACGTATCTGAGTGAGAGATATAACTCGAGACCCGACTTATTGGCATTAGACTTTTTAGATGATCCTACATATTTGGATTCAGTGCTTAAAGTCAATGGAATTTTCAACCCCTTTTCAGTCGGACAGGGAGAAATTCTTTTCGTACCGATATCACCTCGAGATAACGAGTCTGCATATTATTCGTATCCTACAGTGTACAAACCTCTAGAGATTACGGGTACTGCATCTTCTACTGGCAACAATCAAGATCAGTCTACGATAGATCCTAGCAGATTGGCTAGACTTTCTGAGATAGCATCTAAACAGCCAACAGGAGTTACGACTCCTTTACCGCCTAATCAGCTTCAGCCGGGAGAAAATGTGAAGACTGAGCTCTCTTCAGGTTATTTAGCGATGGGCACCAACCTACCAACCAGATTAGTTAATTCTTAAATATGCCAGGAAAACCTTTTCCGATAGATCAAGCGAAAATTGTCCAGATCACTAGAGTCGATCCAAAGAAAATAGTCTTAGATCCTCTAGCGATACCTAACCTGGAAACTAAGACAGGAACTCCCGGTCAGGGAGCGCCTGCAATGCCTATCGAGCCCTCTAAATTCATGGGAGCTGGAACACCTCTTATAGCTATAGACGGAGACGTCTTAGACGTAGGAAGCGTGAGTTTGATGAAATTAACTGTAGGTGGTTCTTTTTTACCTAGCCTCTCTTTTACTTTTAATGACAATGATCAAAAATACAAGGGCTCCAGAGTATTAGGCGATAGCACAGTCGTTTCTCTCTTTCTCAGAGGACCCGGTGACGACAAGTTTTACAAGCCGGTCAGAATTGACTTTAACGTCACTTCCTTTCAGGAAATCGGCGCAGACACCACGACATATAAAGTATCAGGGAACATGAGAATCCCTAGCCTCTATAGGGATACTTGCACTTCTTTGAAAGACACTAGCTTCAATGCTATGTTAAAGATTTCTAACAGCTATGGACTAGGCTTTGCTTCTAACGTCGAATCTACCAGCGATGACATGGTTTGGATCAATCCTACAGACTATCCGATAGATTTCATTGAATCTATTTCTAAGAGTGCTTATCTCGATGAAGAATCTTTCTTCACTGTATTTGTCGATCAATTTTACAACATGAATTTCGTGGAACTGAATCGTCTTTTCAATCACGATGGAACGGTTTCAGTTGCTAAAAATTACGGTGCGGTGGACTTCTCGGCAAACCCAACTGGATTTCCTAAGACTGGAAACGAAGGAGTCAATTATCCTCAAATCTACGGCAACTATGAAGGCTTCCAAGGAAGCGGAAAATATGTTAGAGAGTATTCACCTTTCAACAGAGCAAATCAAATTACTAACGCAACAGGGTACCGAAAATTCAATCAGTACTATGACATGATAGAAAGGAAATTCATCAGCGAATATGCTGAAGCTCTTTCTAACACTGGAAATGATGCTACAGTTCTTTTGAAAGGGAGATATGTTCCTGATAAGACGAACCCTGAAAGCTTCGTTAGAGAATATGAAAAAGGAGACGCTAGCACACCTATTGACAAGGTACTTAATTTCAAAATGAAGTATCTCGGAAAGCAGTGTGGAAATATGCACAAGAATTTTTTCTATTCTAACGTCTTTAACTCTCAAAACTTGAAAGAAATTGATAAATTTGGAATAGAGATAGTGTTGGACCAGTTAGATCAAACAATCACGATGTATGACAGAATTTTCGTCACTATTTTTAGCTATGGAACTCCTGCGGCATCAGCGACTTTGAACAATGAAGTCTTAAATAAAGTGATGAACCCGGGTTTAGCAGGGCAACTAGCTCAAAGCACAGAGCTCAAAAAGATAATTGACAGCTTTCAGAATCCGCAGGACGGAAATTCATCAGCTGTTCTGAGCGATACATATACTGGAGTCTATGTGGTAACGGGCATCAAATATGAATACGACCTCAGAAAAGACCAAGGAATCAAGACTAGAGTTACTCTCAGTCGAAGAGATTACTCTCCGGCTCCTTAAAAAATAGAAGACATGCCACTACCTGGACAGATACTAGATCCTAACAGAAGGAACCCAACCTCTGGCTTTGCTGACAGAGTGGTAAAGGGTTTTGTCGATAACAAAGCGCCTGTTTTTTCTGGATCTGGGCAACCTAACGGCGGCAGCGTTGTCAATAAAGTTTTAGATGATCCAACCTATCTAGGTTTCAGCATCTTTTTCGACTTTGTAAATTCTCCTCTTCTTTTCGTCTCTGACGACAATGCAATAGAAGGCGATTATGCTTACAAATATCTTTCTGAAGTCTCCCCACAGAGAGCAGAGCTCCTAAAGATATTCGTTAACAGTCTTCAGTATCTACAAAACAATAAGCCTTACGTCTTTCAATCGATAGAAGGCCTGGACAGATGTTGGAACATAGCTACAGATCTCAAAGATCCTTATATGGGTGGAGACGATGCTAAGATAGGAATCGCTTGTCTAGAATCTCTAGACATGAGAATGACAGCTATCATGGATCTCTACAGAAAGATAGTCTTCGATACTAACGGTAGACGTGAGATAGTTCCAGCTAACCTCAGAAAATTCAAATGTACGATAATAGTCCAAGAGATTAGAAGATTCAAGACTCTGACTGACATCATTAGATCACAACAGTCAGATACGAGTTCTAACTTTGGACAGACTAATTTCGTTTCTCCTAGCACTGCATCAGGTCTCTTCAACGCAGCAACCTTGAATTTAATAGCTAGTGGAGAACAAGATGATCCGGTGTCTCTCTGGGTCAATGATAACTGCTCTCAAGTAGTTTTCAATTTAGATTTCTGCGAATTTACTCCAGAAACAGCTTCATCAGTCTTTACTGCTTTCAATAATGCTGGAGAAAAAACAGCTGCACAGTCTAAAATAGGATTCAAATACGAAAAAGTAAGTGAAGTAAACAGATATTCGACTCTTGAGGGTGACCTCAGCGGTGATAGTTTATCACGTGGTGATAACACCCGTTTAGGTAGACAAGAATCTGCTCTTCAAGCTGCTAGCAGAAGAGTACTGGCTAGTCTCGCCGGAGCTGTAAAATCTAGAGTCGGCGACGCCTTGATCAATAAGGCTAAACAAATGGGCATCAAGAACCCTCTAGGCGTTTTAAACACTGTAAGTACTCTTCTAAGCGCTGACGGTGTTGTAAGATTCGGAGAATCTCTCTTGACTAATGCCGCTAACAATTTAACCACTAGACTCGGAAGAGGCCTCGGAGCTAACGACGTTTTTGCAGGTCAAAGAAGACCTGTTAATTCTCAGTTACCGCCAGACGTCACCGTATTTAGTGCATTCACTAGACCTAACGATGTTCTTCAAGAAAAATTAGATCCTCTAAGCAGCGATACATTGCCTAGTGAAGCTTTTCAACCTACTAATTTTGATGGAGTGAATCAGCCTCCACTGAATCAAGAGAATCTGATAGGGACTGGAGTTCAAAATCCAAACTTTACTTCGTTTAGAGCTTTAGAGTCTGGAGACCAACCGGGTCCGTTGGTGTCATCAAACCCTGTAGGCCTGGGAGATCCTTTGCAGCCAGCAGTTAGGACTAATCCTTTGGGTACTGGAGCTCCTGCTCAGAGTCTTTCTACAGAGAGAATAATGCCACCTGCATATAGACCAACTAACAACGATGGAATACCTACGCCTACTTTGACTAGGACTAACGTTCTTGGATCAGGAGGCCCTCCTGGCCCTGTATTAACGGCTGAAAATTTATTTGAATGATAAACTTAGATAGCATAAGTGATAACCTAGTCGGTACATCTTGGCTGGGAGAAGTGGTAGATAATTCTGATCCTCTTCTTCTAGGCAGAGTACGCGTTAGAGTCTTTGGTAAGTTTGACACGAGAGAAAATCCTTATGATCCGGCTAGCAGATACGTAATCCCTGATGATTCAATTCCATGGGCTTTTCCTAGAGGTTATTTTTCCGGCGGAAGTTCAAGCGGTTCAGGATCTTTTTCAGTGCCTAAGACTGGATCTGTCGTGAACGTCTCTTTCGACAACGGTAACCCATACTACCCAGAATACAGTGCATTGGCTCACCTCTCAGAAGAACTCACAGCAGAAATAAAAGACAGCTACACCAATGCTCATTCTTTAATCTACGATACTGTTACAGAAGGGGCTGTCAAAGTGTTCTTTACTGAGAGCAAAGGATTGATGCTCGACTACAAGAAAAACACGATCAACATCAAACCTGATGAATCGATAGAGGTAAAAAATGCAGGAGGCGACGTCATCATTTTGACAAAAGACGGTAATCTGACAATCAAAGTGAGAACAGACGTCAATATAGAATGTAAGAACGCCACAGTAAAGGCTTCTCAAAAAGCTCATCTAAGCTCACCTAATGTCGAGCTAGGACCTAATGCTGCTGAAGCTGTAATTAAGGGCAATACTTTTCAGAAACTATTTAATAATCACACCCACCTCGGTAACCTCGGAGCTCCGACAGGGCCACCGATCATTCCTCTTTCAGGATTGGAGCTGAGCAAGGTGTCTAAAACTGAATAATGGCAGAATTTCTAGATACGAAAGGAATAGACACTGCAATCAAGCAGTTTGAAAAGTGTCTCAACGATAAAGGGTTGAAAGTAAAAATCGATCCTAAGAGAAAGAACGAGCCCGGATTAGAGAATCTTATCTTTACCATCGTAGAATTCTTTGATAAAATTTACGCTACTGCGTTGTCACCTTATGCTAAACTCGTAGATCTGGCCAAAAGAGTAAAAGCTGCTCTTACAGATCCTCCGAAGTTGGCCGAGATCGTGAAAAAGATCAATGAGCTCATTCAAGAGATACAGAAAGCAGTTTCTAACATAATCCAATTTGTAGTTGAAAAAATCGTAGAGCCGCTTAAAAAATTCGCACTTCCTCTCACCTTACCGATAGGTCCTCTAAAAATAAATCTATCGGGTAAAATTGACGACATTAAAGATGCTGAAAGAAAGAAAGCTCTCAAAAAATTAGTCAAAGGCGACGGATCAGAATCACAAACAAGAGCTCAAGAGATATTGTCAGAAGCGACGGCTAAAGTAGCAAAAGCTAAGCAAAGCGGAAATGAAGCAATAGCTGCAGCTGAGAAAGAACTACAAGACGCCAAAGCTTATGTAGCTGAGATCATCAAGGAAATCGCGAAGGGCCCTGAATGGGTGATAAAACAGATAACGTTGCTGCTCAGTTTCGTTCAAACTGGAATAGATTTCATTTTAAGTACTTTCAAACTTGCTATCGATGCTCTGAAGAATCCTGTGAAAAAGCTGCTTGAGCTCTTAAGCAATTTGATAAAAAATCCAGTTAAGCTTTTTTTAGATCTTTTGAAAAAAGCTCTAGAGCCTATTCTCATCGCTCTGGCTAAAAAGTTTTCTAAGGTAAAAGAGTCAGCGGCAAAAGTCAAAGCAGACATAAAAAACTTTTTGAATCTCGTTTTTTCTCTCAAAAAAATAGATTTGAAGAAATTTGCTTCTAAAGTTTTTCAAGCGGTAGCTCCGATTTTTGGTCTGATTGCATGCAGTCTAACATTTGCAATAACTTTTTTGCCTACCGTGATCAAATCTCTATTAAAATTCTGACGCTAACATTTCTGACTTAGATATATTATTTAGACACATTCATTATTTCATTCACCTTTTAATCTCAAAAATTAATGCCCAAACAAAAAGTAACGTTCCGACAAGACGACCAAGATCCCTTCAGCACAGTAACAGTAGAGGTCGATCTTCCAAGAGGAACAAAAATCCTTTCCCAGGATTCTAACGTGCTTGAACTCCTCAGATTCTATGAGGGATTAGAGATCAAAGAACCACCACAAGAAAACGAAATCAGAACGCTTGAGGTCATCTCAATGAGACCTGATCATGTGATTCTCAGCTTGGACGGTAAGCAAGACGCTTACATGAACATGAGAAAAGAGAGAGGTTTAGAAGATCTCAGAGTAGGCGATCACATTCCAGTTAAATTAAAATTCGGCCATAACGGTAACTACGAAGCGAGCTTCACTGATGCTATCAACAAGCGTAAGATGCAAGAGATCGTAGATTCTATCGGTCAAAAAGTAGGTTACAGAGCCAAAGTCACCGAACTCATCCACGGAGGTTACTTCGTAGAGATTGATGTGATCAAATGTTTCATGCCTGGTTCTTTAGCCGGAATGAACAAGCTTGTAGACTTCGCAAGTCTCTTAGGTAAAGAGATCATCGTAGTGCCTGTCAACTATTCGAAAGAAAGAGACATCCCTGTAGTTTCTCACCGAGACTATCTGAAGACGATGATCCCTTCTAAGATCGAAAAAGTAACAGAGACGATAGATTCTTGGAGAACAGGTTTCGTGACAGGAACCAGCGGTGCTGGTATCTTCGTAGAATTTGAAGATTGTTTAACCGGTCTAATTCCAGTAGTTGAAATAGAGAAGAGCGAAGAAGACTTCAAAGCTGGTTTGATCAAACCAGGTCGATCTGTAGAATTCAGAATTAAACAGATCATCTCAGACAGCAAAATACTTTTGACTGAGAAAGAAAAAGAAGTCTCTCCATGGGATGACATCCAGAACAGATTTTCTCCAGAGCAGCTCGTCATAGGACAGGTTGTCAAAATCACTAACTATGGCGTCTTTGTAGAGATCGAAAAAGGTATTTCTGGATTGATGCATTCTTCTCAACTCCCTAAAGACTCTGACTTCAAAGAAGGTGAGGACGTAGAAGTTATCATTAGTAAAATCGAACAGGCTTCTAGGAAGATAGTTCTTCGAAAAGCTTAATCGATAGGACAAAATGTCCTTGAAAGACAAGAGGGAGAAGGTTCGATCTTCTCCCTTTTTCTTTTGGATAAATAGAACAACCAAAATGTGCAATGTTCGTACAAGATCGATATACTAGCATGATCTCTTTAGAAATGGATTTCTATTCTAAAGAATTAGAGACGTCGGTGAGAATGCAGTTGGCCTCGGCGACGAGCAGAAAAGTTCTCAAAGCAGACGTTTTGATGGAACCGGTGCTTCCAGACTTTGATTTTCTCAAATTAGAGCAGATGCATAGCAAGAAGTACAGGCTCAGCTCTGGCTTCTTACCTTACTCTGAGGCTCGTCTCTTGACTCAAAAAGTCTTTGAATGGATTCAAAGAAAAGGCAAGACACTGTGGGATTGTGATTTCAATTTCAGCATTATGTTCAAAGATTTTGGCATCTTAGGAACTCCTAACGTGTCGAGATTGAACATTCTTAAGATGATACTACACTATCCCGAATCAGCCGTTTACGGGCTATTTCCAGAGAGAAAGAGATTTCCTAGATCAAAGTCTATCAAGAACATCTACCCGAGCAGCAAATTTTACATTGATACTCCGTCAAGCCTGAGCAGTAACAGCTTCACGTTTCCTCTTAGAAAATACTACGGTATCGACTTCACGTCTTTGGATACAGGATCTCTTCGATTTAGATATCTGGGCGGTACTGACTATGAAAGCAAGTTCGATAAGAACTGGCAGGTCATCGATCTATCAATAGACTGTCTAAGACACTGTATTACTAATCCGGGACTGACTGAAGAAGAGAAGAAAAGTCTAGAAGAAATTCTAGAAAGCAATCAGAAGATCATCAACTCGTATTCTTCTATAGAAGCCTTCGTTAAAGAATTTCCTGAGATTACTCTATTGACAGATCTAACGACTAATCGTCAGATAGTAGGCACTCTCTATCCTTATATCAGAGATAGAGTTTTCAAGCTGTTATCTGAGACTAGAATGACCAGAGGTCTTTTGAACTATGACAGCAATCAGGGCAAGCTTCAGATTAAAGATACCACCATTGAGAATGCTTATCTCTTCGAAGGCATAGATATATTTGACAGCAAGATCAACGGTAACATTTCTAACTGTGACCTCTTCAGCTGTATGATTGAAAACTCTGATATCTACATGTCAAACCTTTTCAATAAGAGCACAGCGAGAGATTCCTTCTTCGATCAAAGTTATCTAAATAGTAACAGCTCTCTGATTGACTGCGATGTGATGGGATTTTCTTCTATCATTTCTGGAAAAATGGATGGAGGCAGATTGATATCTGGAAAGGTGGTAACTCGCCAGGCTAAGATATCAGACATGACAGAAATAATTTCATTTGAAAAAATAGCGTAAAGAATGGCAATGACAGCAGAACAGAAAGCGTGTTATGATAGCCTGGTTGCTCAGGTACAGCAGGAGATCACGTCTTTCTGCCAGATACCTTTCACTATTCCTAAAGAAGAGGTGATACGTATCATTAACAACGCTAAAATGTGGTTTTATAAGCATTACGAATACTCTGTTCAAGAGAAGTACTATGCTATCAAGGCTTCCACATTTAACACTGAAACTTTCAAAAAGACTGGAGAGATTACGATGCCTGATTCTGTATGGGCAGTCAATTCGGTTTATCAGATATCAGGCTGGGCTGGAGAAGACGGTGGATTCGGAGGTATGAGCTTTGTAGGATTGGATCCGGATTTTGCTCTTGATAAGTTCATCTATAATAACGTTTACGGTGCAGGTATCGGTTCAGAACAGATGATGTTCTATGTTATCAATGCTTATTTCATCGACATCGCGAGAATGAACTTGCAAGGGATGATTTCCTATAACTATAATTATCTGAACAAGAAATTCAGATTCATGGGAGAACTCCCTACAAACAACGTGATTTTCCTCATCTACGAAAAAATCAGCGATTGTGCTCTCTTCAGCGACGAGATCTTCATCAGATACGTCGTGGCACAGGTGAAAAAGCAGCTAGGTAGAATTTTAGGGACATTCACTTTCAATCTACCCGGTAACATTCAAATCAACTATGCCGATATCAAATCTGAAGGCGTTGATGAATTGAAAGAAATAGAAACAGAAATCAAAGAAGACGAAGGAACAGACTACTTCTTCACAGACTAAAATTTAAACTATGCAACTACAATCTTTTGACAATTTCTTGAACGAAGCATCTGAGAAAGAAAAGATAGATCTTTTAGCGGTAGACATGATTGACTACTATGGAAATGAACTGCCAAAGTCACCTGAAAAGACTGAGGATTTCATGAAAAGCAGAGAAATCAGCGACACTGCTATGATCAAGAAGCTTTGGAACAGAGCTAAAGAGATTCAGAAAAAGGGAATAGCCTAGCTATCACACGATCTGAATGTATTACAATAATCTAACGATATAAATATACAAATTAGAAGAGAATGTCAGACATCTATTGTAAGCCTATAGATTCGATCGGTTATTCAGATACAACTCTGGAGCTGAACGATGACATCAGTATTCTGTTACAACAGCTAGAGTGTCTTTTGACTACTCCGAAGTCTAGAGTAATGGGAGTTCAAGATTTCGGGCTGAACCTAGAAGACTACATTTTTGATCTGACTTTCAACACTATAGCGATCGAGAGCACTATTAGAACTCAAATAGGTCTGTTTCTTCCTCTAGTCACGACGTATCCGGTGGATGTGTCAGTGGCATTTTATGAAGGAGAATCTAGAGATTTGGCTGAGGTCAACATAAATATAAGCGGAGCTCCAGCGCTGACTGTGGTATTCTAAATTAGAAAAAGAGAATGGGATTCTTAAGTAAAAATGCAATCACGGCCCTGAGGATCTATACTCAAGCCTACAACTATATGACGAAAGTCTATGGGCAGACCAAGAACGCCTTCACACCGGCTTCACCTTATGGTCAGCTTCTTACTGTTCTTTCGAACATAGGCGAGTTAATCTTCTATTACATCGAGAGCGCAATATCTGAACTTAACTTTGCTACTGCAAAGAACGTGGCTTCTATCTACGGTCTCTCAAGACTTACGGGTCACAATCCAACCCGAGCAATATCAGCTATCGGTAAAATAGCATTAGTACCCAAGACTGATGCCGCACAAGGAATTCAAGGAAATTACATAGTCATCAGAGACAAAACAGAATTACAGTGTCTCGATAACAGCTTGATCTACATGATGTTTTTGGATTCATCAGAAAAAAGAATTGACAAGACAAGCCAAGAGACTTTTTACTTTACCATCAAAGAAGGTTCGATAGAGACTCAAAGCTTCACAGGCTTAGGTACTTCTATGCAGAGCTTCTCTATCATCACCAACAACCCAACTGATCATTTTTATACCAGAGTAAGAGTCAACGGTGTCGAGTATTCTGTATATGATTCTCTCTATGACATGGGCCCTGAAGAAAGAGGATGCCTAGTCAAAACTGGAATCAGTGGAGGCATAGACGTCTATTTCGGAAACGGTAATTTTGGAAGAAAGCCACCTGCTGGTAGTTTGATAGAAGTAGAATACATGATTTCTCGCGGTCCTATCGGTAATCTTCAAGGCAATGCTGGAGCGACATTTACTTTCATCACTGAAGGTTCGGATGAATTCGGAAACACCGTCAATTTGAACGATGCTTTCCAAATTTTCGTTTCTCTGCCGCCAGATTTCGGTTCTGCCCCGGAGAATCCAGACTTCACTAGAATCATTGCTCCGCATGCTAGTAAATCTTTTGTCCTAGCGAATCCTGACGCTTACATCTATTTTCTGAAGAAATATGGTTTCTTTTCTTTTGTAAACGCGTACAACACGAAGGACGACCAGTATATAGATGATGACAATATAGTCTATTTGGTTTTAATACCTGACATAAAGGCAAAGTTGACGTCAGATCTAGATTATTTCACTCTTCCTTTGGACGAATTTACTCTTACTGAAACTGAAAAGACAAGGGTCTATGAACTTCTAGACAACAGCGGTCAAATGTTAATAACAGCTGAGAATAGAATAGTTGACATAGACGTTAGAAAATACGCTATCAACGTAGTTCTTAGATTCTTCGATAATGCAGATAAATCTCAGATTAGAAGTCTTATTAGATCTAGATTAAATGAGTACTTCTTAAACGTGAAGAGAAGAGACAGAGTGCCTAGATCGGATTTAGTTTCTCTCGTAGAACAAGTACCAGGCGTAGACTCGGTGAATATCTTCTTCGTTTCAGAGCAAAATGAGACAGCTATTAGAAACGGTTATTACGATGTCGAAGTCCAAGGTTACGATCCAGTGACGAAACAAAAGGCTCTTCTTGCTACAAAGAGAATAACTTTGACGCCAGGTGAAGATCCAGGTCTTGGATTAGACGATTTTGGAGACATTAAAATCGTAGACGATGAAATAGTCGCGATCAGAGGAGACTGGTATGACAGAAACAATAACTATTACGAAGAATACCCAGACGATAACAAGCTCTCGTCTTTGAACGTCTTCTTTAAGGAGAGCATCAAAGCTGACTTGTACAATCAGATACAAAATCAGAATTTTGAGAAGCTAAGAAACCGAACACTGACTACCAATAATACAGTGGTCGATTCTAACCCTTCTTCAGTTCTAGGCGGATAAAAAATTGAATAGATGGCAGTTGACAGTTTGAGCGAATTCGACGCTCTTTCTCAAAATGAAGAGAATAACGGAGGTGTAAGTCTCTATGCAGCACAAGACACTCTTAGAGATAACATTAAGTGGCAAGGCTACGATTACAGAGAAAAGCTTTTAGCTAATTCGGTATCTCCTTATCTTTTAAGAAACTTGAAGGTATCAAACTTCTTGAAATATCTAAATGACATCTGTGTGGAGTACATTGAGACAGTGAAAAAGATCAGAGTCTACTATAATTTTACCGTCGATAAAGACACACGCTACATAAACTAAACGATGAGGTACCAAGACCTACTGTTTTTCGATAAGCAGGGCAACAACTTAAACTTTGCCTACGACGAGACCGCTCAGGCCTGGTATGGTTCGATATACCTTCCGAGAGTATCAACTGATCTTTTTGAGATTGCTCAGATCTTCGTCGTTCAGAAGATGTATGATTCTAGAGGAGTCGTCAGATATGCTTTTCCTCATGAACTTGAGGCGCCTTCTTCAACTGGAGAACCTGGTTGGGTTGCAGCTTGGAATTATGATCTGCCTAGTGAGATCTTTTTCTTCACTTATGATTCTGAATCTTTAGCACCTTTCTTAGAAAAGGCTGACGAACTTTCAGTAAAACCTGACTGGGATCCTTATCAATACTATGATACCGAAGGTAACTTACACACTTCTGTAGTCACTAATGGCGTTCTACAGATTAACGTGGCTCTCTCATCTCCGAACGAGAACATCTATAAGAGAACATTCTCTCTCATCGATAGACCTAGCGGCAATTTGATCGCTGAGGTGATGATCTACGGTGAAGTCGTAGGTGAAGATCCTCGTTTAAGCGTCATGACTTCAAATCTAGGTTATGCTATCAATAATAGCGATTATCAGATTTTTAGAGACAGCGACGTTAAAGAGCCTCTGTACAATCAAATACTTTTGAACGAGAAGAAGAAAGAAGCTCTCTTAGAAGGGAGCAACATCTTCCCGTACACCGGTTCTTATAGAGCTCTTTTGACGGCCATCAAGTATTTCGGATATGATGACATCTACATGAAAGAGTATTGGAGAGATGTCGACCCGTATTCTGCTTACTTTGGCAAATATGTGCAGACTCTTCCCATAGAACTATTGAAACCTAGCGCTCGCTTCAATGACATGAACGTGAACGTTCCTAGCCGAAATTTAAGAAAGACGGGCAAGTTCGGTTTATTCTATAGAATCAATGAAGTCGTCGCTGACGAGTACGATGAGTACGATCTACCTGTCACTAGAGAATCCTTTTCATATTCTTTAGAGGAAGTCTTGATCAAACTGTACGGTCTAAAGCAAAAGCTTCAAAAAGATTTTCTACCCTTAAATGCTAAGATCATCGACATAGTCGGAGAAGCCGACTTTTTTGGGAAAAGCTTAATAACAGTTCAGCCTAGTTCTAACAGAACTGATACAGTCATAACCGGCTACAGTGTGTCATTCGAGACGAGTCCAGGTAAGACTATTTTTCTCCAAGATTTGAGGACTATAGACGACTTAGATTTTGCAAAGTACACACCTTATGACATACCGCAGAATATCTTCGTAGGTCCTAGAGGAGAACCTTTCACAGTAGGTGGCTACAATATCGGTTTCAGCCCTCAAAGCATCGGTGGTGTTGAGCATCTCACTAACAAATACCCTAACCCTAACGGACCGCTCGGCGGACCTACTGACGGAAAACAGTTCACCGTCGGAGATCTGGCTAACGTGCTACTAGCATATTTTAGCAGATATGCACCTAATCTAAATACAGTTCAACAGCTTCCAGATAATACCGGCATTCCAGTCGGAGCTCCGTTAGTTCTAATTAACACAAGTTTTGAAGACACCACATGGGATAACTCGAATTCTTATTGGAATGAGTTAGACACCTTTGGCAGCGGTTCACAGGTATTCAGTTGGAACTACATTGAATACAGAAACATAGCTGAGATAGAATGGATAGTCAGCAAACCTAAGACTAATGAATCTCCAGCTTTCTTCTATTCTCTCAGAGGCAATATAAAAGACTATGATCAAATAGCTCTTTTCTTACCTTATATCGGAGCTTATGACGTAGAGATGAGACTTTACGATTATTACAATAACATTTCGACGAGCAGACAGGAAGATTACGTCATCGTTAAAGCCAGAAACTTGGAGATTTTGGGGACTTACGCTATCAGAGAACCTTACTACACTTGGAACACTAAGATAGAAGTTCCTCAGAGACTTAGAGTCCCTGGAAAACCGGCTGCACAGTCTCCTATGATAGCAGAATATGCAGCTTATTGGGATCTCCCTTTCCACCCTAACGATCCTTTCGAAAAATTCGAAGTCAGTTGGGAAATGTTCAACCGTGGAAATTATGCTTTGAACAACCAATACAGCCCTTTTGCCAATTTTCATATCTCGACATTCAGAGATAATGACGAATACAGCTTTGTAGGTCCTTTCTTCTGGGATAATTTAGAAAACTCCAGATGGATGGACAATGCGCATAACTGGTGGGAAGGGACGGTTGTTGCTGGAGATACGCCTGCGTTTTTCAATATCATCTACTACAATCCAACTTCTCCGTATACTGTTTTGACTTTGGTAGATTCTGAAGGTACGCATAACATAAGCATTCCTCAATTGGGCGGTGGTCTTTTAGAACTCTCTCAGTGGCTAAACGGTACAACAAATCCTACATTCTCAAAGTACTCATACAATCCTATCAGAGACAAAGACGACTACAATAACATCTTGTACATTCAATGCGTCTCTAGATATTTTGGAGCTTTTGGAGATTTTTCAGACGTGTACGGCAATACTGCTGAATTAGCTATAGGAAGAACTTCTACTTCTAAAAACTATTCGATAAATTGGAATTCTGCAAGAGTGATAGATAACCAGATCACTCTACCTCGTTCCACTCACGTGGTATTTTCTTTCGATCTATCAGCCATTAGAGGAAAGGACCCGATGACAGCAAATTGGTCAATCAGTAACAACACGAATTCAGAATTCGGCGATGATAAATATATTACAGCGAGGTATTTAGCTTACCTTTTCGATATGCCAGGAGAGTATTCAATAGGACTCAACCTGAAAGATACGAACGGTAACAAATACGAAGCAGTGAAGAATTTTCTCATAATAAACTAAAAACGAGTAAAAATGTCAATCTCAGTAACGGAAATCCTCGGAACGGATTCACTAGCAGGTTCCAGGTTAGTGATCAACGATAACTTCAACGTCTTAGCGGACGCTGTAAACGATGTCTTGGTCTATCTAAACACTTCTTCTGGCACGTTAACGAATCTCACGAGCCTCACGACTAACACTCTAACTGTCGGTCTGAGTTCCCCGAGACTGCAGGTGACTACCTCGGCCTTTAACATCACGGCCAACCCTGTAGTTCAAGGTAACATGAATCTTCAAGGTAATCTCTACAGAGATAATGTCGATTCTACTTTGATCAACGAAGTCACCACAGCTCCATCTTACACGAAGAGCATCGGCTCATCATCAGCTGTACCGACTTACACGATCGAAAGAGTCTCTAACAACGGCTCAACTCCGGTAACTGTCACAGTATTTGAAGGAGAAATAGGACAGGAGATCATCTTCTGTTACTATGATTCTACTTCAGGAGCTGTAGACATCATCGCAGACGTAAGCACAGTGCTTGTTCTCACCGGAACTTGGACTAAGGTAGTTCTCGATGGAATCGGTCAAACTGCTCACTTCCTTTGTGTTCCTGATGCATCAAATAATCCAGTTTGGTATTTGATCGGTGGATTAGGATACACACTAGCTAGCTAACAATAAACTAAAGAATAGATGGCAGTAGCCCCACTCATAAGGACGCCACAGGTGCAAGGAGGAACGTTTTATACGTTCTCTTCTGCTGCGAAAGACCTTTCGAAGACTATTAACAACACGAATCTGAGATTCGTGTTTTCTAAATATGTTCTTCTGGATCTTCCTGATTTTAATTCTCTCCCGTTCTCAGATTTTGGGGACTACAATAACTACATGCAGTTCAACACAATTGATGGATGCATAGTTAACGGTGGATTGACAGGAGACCCTAACGTAGACTTTGCTCAAAGCCTCCAGAATTATGCTCTTAATTTCGAGAGCTTGATACTTAACGACGTAGAATACGACACTTCTTTGAAGCAAGGAGTCGCAGAAAGACTATTTTTCAAATGGCTGAAGGAAACAGGAGCTATCCGATTCAGAAATGCAACTACAGCCGAAGTCAGCCCTACAGTTCTCAATCCTAGATTTGTGGAAGAAGACTCAGCTGGCACCGGAGCGGTCCAGTATCAGAGAGTGGTTAAATTTATCGGTGACATAGACGTCATCAATAACGTAGAAAAAGGAGGAGATAGCTACACAGAAGTTTACATTTACGTACCGACTCAGGTTGGTAACACTCCTACTGTTCTTTTCCAAACAACTTCAGATGCTAACTACCAACCTGACATGATAGCTCAGGGAAATAGCGAATACATTTTAGGTAGAAGCATAGATACAATCCATCCAGAAGGATTGGACATCAGAGCATACTATGACGTTGATGATCAAGTCGATTGGACTGATCCGGACGCGGATTGGATGAACGATCCGTACCCACAGACTGTGGTCAATGCTTATTTTACTCAGCCAAGTTCTTTCACTGATGCTACCAATTCTGACATCCAGAAATATCCGGCAGACTATAACAATCCAGTCGGTTTCAACGGAGTTGCTTACAGAAGAACTAACTTAGACGGAATCGGTGTAGACTTTGAAGCTAACGATTATGCTTCAATCGTCGCAGATCCTAATTTGGACACTATCATGCAGTTCAACGGATCTGATCAGGCAGGTAACTTTGAATTCAATGCAGTCTTAGTCTATTACGATCTCTACGATGTCAGCAACCCGCTGAACAAATCGACTAATCTTTACGGAATTCTTCTTTTAGATAACATCACTCCAACTACAGAAGGCGGTTACATTCAGAGACTTCAGAAATTCAAACCGAACTCTCTAACTGGTGAGAACGGTAACTCTTACGGTTTCAAGCTGAATCTTAGAATAGATGCTTCTTCGGTTACGGTAGGTGTGAATTCAATAGTCAACGAATATAGCAACTTCTCGACTGGCCAATTCGTAGAAGCTGTGGCTGAGCTCCAACAATCAGTTAGATTCTTCGAATCTCAACAGCTGAAATATACAGAGCTGAACACTAGAGTTCAGGCTTTGGAGAACAGAGCAGCCACGATTCCTAATGTTCAAGACATTAACGGAAAGATCCAGACTCTGGAGACTAACTTGCAGAACGCACGAATGAATTACAGTTCGTCTACGGCATTGTTAGACATGATTAATAAGATCAATAAGGAGTTAAATGCGCTGGTCAACGGCAGCATTAGCGTGAATCTCCAGTATAACACGGATGTCTTATATCAAGGTCCCGGAATAGTTCTTGATAAATCAGTTCCTAATAAGATCAAAATCGCAAATAAGGTCCAGACTTATGCAATAGATGCTCCGTCAGACCTCAATGGCGCATTGATCACAGCTGCAACACCTTTGGATATTTCAATATCTTCTCCCGGTGTAGTCTATCTTTTAGAACCTTACACTAACATGTGTAGAGTTTACACGACAGGCTCAGCCGGCGGAGACTTAAAGATCTTCATCGATGATAGCAGCGCTCCTTTCTTAAAAGGGCAAGTTTCTAGAGTGGTATTTCCTAACATAGTAGATATGGCAGGAAGGAACATTCAGATATTCACAGATTCAGTAAACAGAAAAGGCTTTGGAAATTACGGAGTGACGGTGGGTAACATCTTCGCTTCTGACTTATCATCGAGCAGACCTATTTTTGAGGTAACCTGCTTGGACGCTGACCTCTATGTTTTCGCAATAGATATACTACGATAATACGAGAATAAATGTCGAACAGTCAAAATTCAATATCAACGATCCTACCTCAACTCTTGAGGCTGTACAATAACAACGTAACAGCTTACGAGAAGATAACCGAGGCAATCACTAGCTCATCGCAGACAGTCTCAGTGGATCTCACTGACGGGCTTGGAAATACTAAAAAAATCCAAGTCCCTAGCTTCGGTTATCTGAAGAGTGAGATTGACAGGTTGGATCAGAACATAAAGACTCTGACTAACTTCAACGTAGGAGGTAACAGTAGTTTGCTTCTCAGCGATGGAACTTTTAGAAAGATCATTCTTTCGAGTCTCCTTTCTGAAGCTCCAGATTTGACAAGCATTCCTAGCGTAAATCAGTTCAAAGTCAAAGACAACTATTTCTTTGATGACTTTTTGACTCCTCTACTTTACATCTCATTTGATCTGACAGGGCAGGTTCCTAATCAGACTGAAGAAGCTGTAGTTGAAAGAGTCTTCATGACTTTAGATACTCCTCAGAAGTTGAACTATTTCAACGAAAATTTGAAGGGTTCGACCACTTTAGATTATTCAACTACTCTCACCGCATTAGATGATCAACAAATCGTTTATGTTACTGACGAGAGCGTGGTCAATCTCCCTCCGAATATCAACAAGTACTATGGAGATTTTGATGTAGTTGATATTACCACGTCTAACGTGACTCAAGTCGTAAACAGCGTTCAGAGCTCTCAGACTACTAAGCTTTTCATATTGAACAAGCTGACTTACAGCGATGCTTCATTAACCGTTACAGGTTCTTTGACGCTAAAGGTAGGTGATAGTTTGGTGGTTAACAGTTCTCCGATTGATACGAGATACGTGATCAAGAGCATTGACACATC